TAGTCTTCCATCTCCTTGCTCCATTCTAGCCAATCAGAAGTTTGACCAAAGTCCCCTTTGTATTCTCCTAATCGGTAGCCGTAGGATTCCAGAGAGTGGCGACCGTACAGCTTTGGTGGCATACCGGCAGGCTTAGTCTTTCTATCGACTTCAAGCATATCAGCGTGGTATAACCTTGATAATAATAATGTATCTATAATTCTACCCTTTGGTTCAAAGAAAGGGTATATCTTCTTAATCACAGGTATATCGAATCCTATGATGTTGTGTCCTATAATAGTGTCAGCATCCATCAGATACGTAACGGCTCTGGATATAGGTTGTTCTCCTCCAATATCATTGTATCTTGTAGTCTCACCTGTCTCATAGTCAAGCGTGACGATACAATGTATATCAGTTTTTTGTGCGTCTAGAGGTGTTGTCTCCAGATCGAACAGGAGCGTGATAGGTTTTGTCTCTAAATTTTGCACGTTTCTTTGCTTGTTTGGTGGGTGGGTTTGGTCGTTGCAACTCAGAAGTCTGAGCTTGCGTCGAAAATTGGTGTTGTCTCAGTTTCATTGTCCTCGTAAAATTTACATGACGCTAGGTCATAGGTCAATCGTGTAGCGACTCCAACCTCTCCTGAGTAACGGTTTTTAAGAACTCGCAGAGTTGTTGTGTTGTTTGAATCTTCGCTCTGTTGGTCTCTCTCCAAAGCGAGGACGCTATCGCTGATCTGAGAGATCGAATGAGAGCCTCGTAGTTGTCCGAGGGATACACGTCCTCCCTCCTCGTGCGAATTACTGTCACTGTTGCTTCTCCTTAAATGTGATACTAAAAATAATGTGATTCCGGTGCGTTCGACTAGACTACGTAGTCTTGTCATGGTGGAGTCTATCATTCTTCTTTCATCGCCGTCAAGCCCGGACAACAATATGCTCAAGTGGTCTAGGAATATAATACGACATTCCAGTCCACTGGCAAGGTATTCGATTCTATTGTAAATAACATCCGGGTCAAAACTACCAAAGCCGTCAAAAAGATATACGTTCCAATTAGCAAGCGTAGCATCAAAAGCCTCCTTAAGTTCTTGTTCGTCGTGTTCTCCGATGTGGAGTGCTTTACCTACAGCAGCTGACATCAAGCCAAGTGCTGTACGTTTTGTGTTTGACTCCAGTTCTAGAATACCTACTGTCTCTCCTTGTTGACACAAGTGAGTAGCTAGGTCTCTTACGAATGAAGTCTTACCACTACCTGTACCGGCAGTGATCGTTATAAGTTCGCCATATCTTATACCATGTAACTTGTCATTCATACCTTCGTATGGATACTTGTGGTCGCATGGCTTAGTTGGTTCAGTAACTATGTCAAATAAGTTCTTACCATCTATGATTCCGTCTGGTCTGTATGGCTTGGCGTCCCAGATGGCTTTTCTGATACTGTCAGAATCCCCATTTTGGAGAGCATCTGAAGCATCTTTATAATTCTCGAGACGGGCAACCTTGACTCTGCCAGATGGGAGTATTCCCGAGGCAAGTTCAGTGGCCTGACGCCCTGCTTCATCGTTGTCGAAGAAGAGGACGATCTCTTGGTATCCCTGTAAGAATGGGATTGCTTTTTGGAGGTCTTTCTTGGCTGACGCCGCACCATGAGGTAGGCTGACCATCGGCCAACCTGACATAACCTCGTAACAAGAGGCTGCATCTAATTCTCCTTCTGTAATTACTATTCGCTTTCCACTTGTTGGGAACAGGTGTTGTCCGAATAGCTGATCTGTTTTTCCACCTTCGTAGTGGAAGTCTTTTTTCTTTGATTTGATTTTGAACCCAACAACTTGTCCATTCCCATCATAATATGGGAAGCGTAGGGTATTTCCGTATCGGTAAATCCTATAGAACGCATTGGTGGCTTCACTGATTCTTCGTTTGTGCAGCTGTTCAGCTGAGCCGAGGAATTGTACTCGTTCATTTGTCATGTGGGTGGTGGTGTGTGTCCAGTCTTCTGCCGGAGTGTATGTGTTACACGAAAAGCAAAACTTGTGACCATCAGAGTAAACTGAGTTAGCATCTGACGAGCCACAGTTAGGACAGGGTTCGTGTGCCACAAATTCGCTTTCTTCGTTCATATTAACCAATCTATGGGGATTGCGTGTGCACTTGCCCACTTGATGCCATGCTTCTCACACCATTGGGCATAAGTTGTTTTGGATTTCTTGCTGATCTTATTGAATGGAGCTTGAAATACCATCCGTAAATCAAGATCGGGATTGTCTCGCATGACCGCCTTGATCTTACGTCTATCTTCTGCGTCCCAGTAGCCTTTAGTCTCTAGCATTACACCATTGACTAGGCAGAAGTCAGGATTATAGTGGTGCTGTATGGTATAAGCAACCTTGTGGGTCTCATACTCATACTTAGCACCTACCTTATCTAGAATATCTGCGACGCTTTCTTCTAGTTTAGACCTAAAAGTCTTCTTCTTCATCTTCTGCTGCGACTATTGTCTCAGGGTTTCTTGCAACTGCGGTTGCGGTGAAGCCTTCAGTTTTACCGAACATATCAGCAACTGCTTCTTCATCCATGCTATCTGTGTCTACAGCAGCACCCTCGCCTACAGCAACAACTTGTACGCCAAGCAGCTTAAGGCTACTTCCGTAGGTAACGCCATCTCTGAGGATGTACGGCTTCTGAAAGAAACCAAGCTTAACTGTTGAGCCACCATATAGTGGTGTCTTCTTGTCAGTAACTGGTGTGCCTTCTGTGTCGACAACGCCGGGTCTCTTGTCTTCTCCCCATGAGAATTTGATTTTGTATTTACCATCAGCTACCTCCTCCCATGGTGTAGGTTTTAAGGTGGCTCTCTTTGGATTTTTTAATTTGCTTTCAGCCCATCTAAGGACTTCAGCTCTTTCAGTCTCGAGCTTGTCAATTACATCTTCGCCAACAATAGCAGCGAGTGAGTAACCGAACTTGCCGGGTTCAAGTATGGCTTGGAAGCCTTCTAGTTTGATCTCGTCAGTCACGTGGACGTTTTTAGGCATCTGGGTTCTCCTTGTGGTATGTATCTATCTTAGACTGAATGTCAGCCTTTTGAGTTGTTAAGTAGTCAATCCTTTCGTTGATTGCTTTGAGTTGTGCGTGGTACTGTTCGTGTCTAGCTTTCTCTATGTCCTCTTTCGCCACGACGTAAATCTCTGTTGGTGCAAAGAAACTACTGAAAAAAGAACTAGGTGAATAGAAAGCCTCTTTATAAATGTCTATTGTCATAGTTAACAGAAAAAATAAGTGGATTCTATAACCGTTTCTGGTTGTAAGTCACCGATGATAGGTGGCTCTGTCTCAGCTCCGACATAAAGAGCAAAGGTCTTGAGGTAATCATGCTCTGCAAAGAGGTGCATGTATGTCTCCCTTATTATAGCACTAAGTTTACCCATATCGCAAGCTCTGCTTAACACACTGTCATGAATTAGTGCGATCGGATAATTGAATCTACGCACAGCGAGGTGTAAGAGGCTTGCATCTAAACTATGGATAAGGTTAGGTGCAGTAGCAGCCTTGTGCCTGTTGATGTCGACCTCCTTCCCGTCTTCTACTGCGACGGATAGGTCACAACGACCTAATAACTGTAGTTGTATACGTTCTACTCGTTTTTTGAAGTACCGCTGTCTAACTACGAAGCCAGAAGGGGTCGTCCATTCTATGTATTCTTCGCCACGTTTAATGGCAGCACCTACCTCAGATTCTATCCATCGCATAACTGACATCGGCCCGGGCACAACTGCGTGCATAGCCTGACGAACTGATGTGACGATCTGAGTTAAGTGGTCTTTATCTACATCAACACCCTTCTCTTTGAGTGCATCTTTGATGTATGATCTATTAGAGTACGCCTTTGCATTGTATGGAATAGTCATAACAGTACGCTTGACGCACTTTCTATCCCAGACATCTCTGTACTCTGGTGGTATGTAAGGACTTGCCACCTTTGCAACAACAGCATAGGCATCTTGTGGCTTATGTGATGGTACAACATTGACAAGTTGGGCAGTGGACTTATCCCGTGCCAAGCCTGCTAGTATCTGTAAACCAGAACAGGTAGCGTCGGTAGCCACAGGTAACGAGGTGGTGTTACGTTCCTTGAGTATTACACATTGGTGGAACTCTTCGCACGCTGCTAAGAATAACCACGGCTCGTCCGCTGCTTCCCAGTCGCCAATATTAGCGATAGGGTCAAGTGAGACACGTGAGATTAGTGACCAGTTATTAGCTGTCCAATCTAGTCTCTCTTGCATTGTAGCTTTATCTAATCCGTAAGTTGTAGCTACTTGGAAAGCGAGCCAATCCACAGCATCCTCGTTCAAGGCAGCACTATCGGCAAACTGCAATAGAGATTTACCGAAATCTGTGTCTTGTGGTGTGAGAAATGCAGGGATAGGGTAGGCTCGACCTCTGTAATCAAACGACCACGGAATGTAAAACTCTCTGTCTTTGAAGCGTGCGACAGCCTCCATAGTCATTCTTGTGCGGCAGCTTCTCTTGAACTCCGCCGCTCTCTTATTCATTACTTCCGCTGCTGCTCTACGGTA